CTTGCAAGGCTAGTCGATGAGGTACTGCAACCCAAGGTTGACTGGCGTGATGTGCTACGTCGCTTTGTCGAGAAGGCCAAGAACGATGAGCGTAGTTTCGCTCGCCCTAACCGTCGCTTTGTGCAGCAGGGATTGTATCTGCCAACTGTGAGCGGTGAGGTGATGGGCGAGATTGCATTCTGTATTGATATGTCTGGCTCTATTGATCAGGCAACAGCCAATCAGTTTGCTGCCGAGATTCGCCGTGTGTATGAGGACTGCAAGCCCACCAAGATCCACATGATCTTCTTCAGCCATGAGGTATGTGCCTACGATGTACTTACTTCTGGCGATGAGTTTAAGTTTGAACCCCGAGGAGGCGGCGGTACTGCCTTCAGCCCATGCTTCAAGTACATGGAGGACAACGAGATCAACCCCGTTGCCTGTGTGTTCCTGACTGACCTGTGCTGTGATGACTTTGGTTCCCCTCCTGACTATCCCGTGTTGTGGGTTAGTACGGAGAAGGGTGAAGCGCCGTTTGGCGAAGTTGTTTTGATGTAATCGAACGATTACGGAGGTAATTACAATGGCTACTGTTCGATTTAGTAACGAGTTGAAAGAACATATCATCGATAACGCAAGGGCTACGTTCAATGCCCGACACCAGAAGGCTGCGGCAATCCCCGATGGGTTTGCTGAACGTGTGTACAACGATATCTTTAGGGATCATCTGCATACGATGAGTGCCCTGCCCGATGGATTCATGGATAAGAAACATGAGTTCAGCATTATGCTTCCTGACTCCAGTCTTTCTCATATACCAATCGGTCTACGTTTGGCTGCTCCTCGACTGTGGCCGGAGAAAATTAACTTGCTCTATGCGAAGCAGCGCGGGTGGAGTAACAACGACCTTACCTATATACCTGACTTGAATACTGCCGAGGGTGCTGACATCCACAACATCATCGTCAATCGGCACTACGCTATCAAACAGGTGACCGAGGATCAGCAGAAGTTTGTTGATGGTGTCGATAAGATCTGCACTACGTTCAGCACTCTGGCTCCTGCTCTCAAGGCATGGCCTCCTCTGTGGGATTTGCTGCCACAGGCTGCAAAGGATCGTCACCTTGAGATCTCCGAGCGTAAGGCTGCTGCTACTAAGGCTGCTGAACTGACCGACGAGTTGAACCTTGCATCCATGACTGCAACTGTGGTCGCTAGCAAGATGGTGCGGTGAGATATGAACGACGAGGACGATACCGCTGCGCTGCATGAGCAGCGTATGCAGGAACTCCGGCTCAAGGAAGAATTGGAGCGTGAGTTATATGGAGATAAGTTTCAGCGTATGGAATTGGAACTAGAGGACACCATGCGCGACTTCTTTAGGAGGGATGACAAGTGAGTAACAGTTACAGTTGGTGGATCAACTCCGAACTGCGTACCTACGAGGACGCAGCAAGATATTTCAGCAAGGCAAGACAGCCTGATAAGGGGCGACCGCTCAAGTCATGGGCTAGGTTGTTCAAGGTCGGTGATAACTATGTGGTGCGTGTTGAGGGTGCAGACGTAGCCGTGTTCACACCTGACAACAGACTAAAGATAGTGTTGAGCATGGAGTCTCTGTCTTGCTACGCTCAGACATTAAGCAGCAGTATGCACCGAGCCATTCCCATTGCAGTCCTGCGTGTAGGTAAAGGACGCTACCGCGTGCAGCATACAAAAGCCATCGACGATATACGAAACCGAGGTGGCTCACCCGCTAGTGCATGGGCAATACTGCGTACATCACCCGAGTTGTTTACTGGCATGACGTTCGACTTGGCTACAGGTCAGGCGCTCAACGCACGTAAAGATCTTAAAGATTCCGTTATTCCAGACAAAAGACTGGAATGGATACGGAAACTGCGTAAGTTCAAGCGAGGCATCAAGACTCGTGCCAAGTTGGGTGTGTTTGACACCCTAGCCAAAGAGGTACACGCCGAACGTATGGCTGCGGGTAATCCTGCAGCATGGCGTAGACCCGACTGGTCTGATGCCGCATGGATAGATTCGTTATACAATGCAATCAAAGATGAGCAGTTCCCCACAGAACTAATGCGTGGGTTGGCTGCGTCTGCTTCTATCTCATGGTGGAGGCCGACCGTACCTACCACACAGGATGTACTCAAAGAGTCAGAGAATATTCTGAACAACTTGAGTATCAACCTGCGTACCCGCTTTGGTGTGTTTGATATTAGTGAAGACAAAGCAGCATAAGGAGTATGTATGAAAAGCGCAGCAGCAAAGATCCTTGACCTGTTGGACAAGGGCGTAGCACCGAAAGATGTAGCCACAAGACTCAAGGTAAAACCGAACTACGTTTACCAAGTTAAGTGGAACAACAAGGCCAAGAAGAAAAAGAAGGATGATTCCGTCGAGCAGTTAGACTTTGTGGACTACGATGAGTACCGTAGTAAGGTAGAACATCCTAATCACTACACCTTGGGTGGCATTGAGACTTGGGATTTTATCGAAGCCAAGAAACTCAACTACAACTTGGGTAACGTGGTGAAGTACGTGACTCGCTGCGACTACAAGGGCAGTCCAATCGAAGATCTTCAGAAGGCGCGGCAGTATCTCGACCGTGAGATTCAACGCCGTCAGAATGATGAAGACGTTGTATGGTAAAACTTATCCGCCTGTGGTTTGCCCGTAGGCGGGCAGAGTTCCAACGGGAGTGGGGGCAAGTCCCCCCTCCTAATCGGCGATGTAGCAGAGGTGGGAGGGATTACTGGTGAAGATAGATACTGTGTCCCCTGCAGGAACGTGGCGTAATGAGTGGGACGCACAGTCCCATACACCTACTGAATACAAGGAAAAGATTCGGGAGTTGCGACAGCGCAACGCAGAGTACGTTCGTGAGATTGAAAGGTTGAAGAACTACATCTCTGATCTCAAGGAAGAACTGGCAATCGTTCACAAACACATTTACAGGAACCGAGACAATGAGACTGATCAATAGAGATTACGAATACAAGTACGACCGTATGCAATCTGAGATCAACTTGCTTAAGCGAGAGGTCACGGAACTGGAAGACCAGTTGGCGCGTAGGGAAAGCGAAGGAATCTTTACTGTTATTCTTGCGTTCTTTATCGGCGCGGCAATCGCAGCAGCAACTCTATCCGTATGGTGTACCAATGCTATCGCATGACGACAACATACAGGCTGCAATGCTTGTGCGTGAACTACGGGGGTGGGCAAAGAACGAAGTCAAAGCAGGGATGACCGAGTGTTTACTTGAAGCCGCCGATATCATTGAGAAGTTTATTAAAGAGCGGCAAGAGATGGAGCAGTACATTACAGAACGCGAGTGGCTGCACCGTGAAGGATAAGATGGACATAATCACCATCGACTTTGAAACCTATTACGACAAACAGTACAGCCTCAAGAAGATGACCACCGAGGCGTACGTTAGGAACCCTCTGTTCCAAGTCATAGGCGTAGGCATAAAGATAAACGACGGTGACACCGACTGGTACAGCGGGGATAATCCCGAGCGTTTCCTGCGCTCGCTTGACTACAGTAAGTCTGCAATCCTATGCCACAACGCAGCGTTCGATGGTGCAATCCTGTCATGGCGATACGGCATCAAGCCTAGGCTATGGATCGACACTTTAAGTATGGCTCGACCCTTCCATGCTACCAACGTGGGAGGTTCCCTTGCTGCGCTCGCAACGTATTACGAACTTGGTGAGAAGGGCAACGAGGTTATCAATGCAGAGGGTAAGAGGCGCGAGGACTTCACCGACGCAGAGATGGAACGGTATGCGAGATATTGCATAAACGACGTAGACCTGACGTACCAGTTGTTCCAAAGACTCAAGAAGAAATTACCCGCTACTGAACTCATGGTCATCGACCAGACCATCCGTATGTACACCGAGCCGTGTATCCATTTGGATACAGATTTACTTACCGCTCACCTTGCCGACGTACAGAAGCGCAAGCGCGACCTGTTGGTAATGCTGCCATCATCGGACGTTAGCGCACAGACAATGTTGATGAGCAACGATAAGTTTGCAGAATGTCTGAAGTCCTACGGTGTCGAGCCCCCTACCAAGATCAGCCCCCGTACAGGCAAGCAAGCGTGGGCATTCAGCAAGACAGACAAGGGCATGACCGACCTGTTAGATCACCCTGACGAGCGTGTTCAAGCACTGGCTGCTGCACGTATCGGGATCAAGTCCACCATTGAGGAGACACGGACACAGGCGTTCATTGATATATCCAAGCGTGGCACGTTGCCCATCATGCTGAACTATTACGGAGCGCACACCGGCCGCTTCAGCGGGGGCGACAAGATCAACCTTCAGAACCTACCCGCCCGTGGCAACAACAAGATACGCCAAGCACTCAAGGCTCCCGAGTACCAGAAGATAATTGCCTGTGACTCGAGTCAGATCGAAGCGCGTATGGTTGCGTGGTTGGCAGGGCAGGAGGATCTAGTCCAAGCCTTCCGTGAGAAACGGGATGTGTACTCCGAGTTTGCAACCGAAGTCTATGGCCGCACCATCACCAAGGCTGACAAGGTAGAACGGTTTGTAGGTAAGACCTGTGTCCTAGGTCTGGGCTACGGCATGGGTGCTGAGAAGTTCCGGCGTACCCTTGAGATAGGACAGGCAGGGATCAGCGTAAAGATTGATATCAACGAAGCCGAGCGCATCGTCAGGCTGTATCGCCAGAAGAACTGGAAGATCGTGGAGTTATGGCAGAAGGCGAACTATGCCCTGCAAGGTATGCTCAACGGCGGCAGCGGTGTTGTCGGTCAGTGTGTGAGCTATGACACAGAAGGTATAACACTCCCAAACAAATTAAAGGTTGCTTACCAAGGGCTGCGCGCCACTAGCAACGGATTCGAATACGTGTCCGACGCCCGAGCCTACCGCAAGTACATCACCAATAAACTCAAAGGCAGCGTGTCCCCTCTACCTGTGGAGTGGACGAAGATCTATGGCGGCAAGGTGGTGGAGAATGTTGTCCAAGCCCTAGCCGCTATCGTTATCCGTGAGCAGATGGCCAAGGTCGGACAGAAGTACAAGGTCGCCTTCCAAGTACACGACGAAATCATCATCGTGGTAGGCGCAGCAGATGCAGACCATGCAGAAAGATATCTGGTTGAGGTTATGTCCACCGCCCCGAAGTGGGCTCCCGATCTACCCGTGGCCTGTGAATCGGGACAGGCCGACAACTATGGAGATACCTAATGGACTTCAGTATAGCAATGCTTTACGTGTTCATTCTTTTACAGGTGATGGACGCACTCAGTACCGTCTACGGTATGCGCTTGGGGCATACCGAGAAGAACCCCCTGCTCGCGTGGCTGTTTGAAAAGGTGGGGGTGATACCCGCCCTGTTGGTAGTCAAGACCGGCATGGTTGCGGTGCTTGTGTATTACGTTGGGTTGTATCCCGTATGGATACTGGTGGCAGGGAACATCCTGTATGCCTATATCTTTTACAAAAACCTTGAGGTTATAGGGGAAGGGGAGTAGAGTCAGGACTCCAGTGACTATCGCCCGACCACCATCGGGTCTACAACCTATGCGTTTGTCTCATTCATATTCATCAATAAAGTTGTATGAAAATTGCCCGTTACGATACTACCGTCAACGTGTCATCAAGGATGTTACTGATACTGGTGGTGAAGCAAGCAAGTATGGCGAGCGGATCCATGAGTACCTTGAGCACCGCCTTAAGGAGAACACCGAGTTACCGCAGGACATTGCACATTACGAAGTCCTCTGCACGACGGTTGAACAGATCGCTAACGGTGGAGAACTGCACATTGAAAAAGAGTTGGTACTTACCGAGGAGTTGAAGCCGACAGGGTGGTGGGAACCTGACGCATGGTTGCGTAGCAAGTTAGACGTTCTTGTACTGCGTGGCGATACCGCCTACGTCATGGACTGGAAGACTGGCAAACGCAACCCCGACTTCTTTCAGATGAATATGTTTGCGTGTCAGGTGTTCAAGCACTACCCCGAAGTAACCAAGTGCAAGACCAGTCTGGTATGGCTGAAGCATTTACAGATGGATACCGAGGAGTACACAAGGGAGCAGTCCAATCAGATGTGGGCTGACATTATGAAGAAGATACGGCGTATCTATGACTCAGCGGAGCATGGTGTATGGCCAGCCCGACCGAGTGGACTATGCCGTTTCTGTCCTGCCCGACACGACTGTGACTACGCTGCGCTATGACACCCGAAGGTAAGATCAAACGTAAAGTTGTTGAGATGCTGCGGTCGCATGACATTTGGTATTTCTTTCCGGGCAACAACGGGTTCGGCAAGTCAGGGATACCGGACATCATCGCCATAGCGGGCGGTAGGTTTATAGGAATTGAATGTAAAGCTGATCCATCCAAGAAGCCGACAGAGTTACAGAAGAAATGCGGCGAAGAAATACAAGAAGCCGGTGGCCTGTGGTTCTTGGTGCGAAGTATCGAAGACATTAAAGAGGTTGAACAATGCTTGTTGTCGAGAGTGCTAGAGCACTAGCACTTAAACTTAACAATCCAGAACGTGTGTTGGAGTGCATCCCAACCGCGAAGCCATTGGTTAAAGATGGCACGACTCTGGTTGTAGCACCTCACCGATTGGATGAGGTAAAGATCTTAAGGAACCTTGGCATCAAGGCTCCATCCCCGATCCTGCATTACTACAACTGGCCCGGCCCACATACACCGTATGACCACCAGAAAGAAACTGCTGCGTTCTTGACGTTGCAGACTCGAGGACTAGTACTGAACGAAATCGGTACGGGTAAAACCCAGTCTGCACTGTGGGCTGCTGACTATCTGATACGAACCAAGCAAGTGAAGAAGGTGCTGATCCTCTCGCCTTTGTCCACACTGGAGCGGGTATGGGCTGACGGTATCTTCACTGGTCTGATCAATCGTAGATTCGTAACGCTGCATGGCACAGCCGAGCGCAGACTGAAACTACTCAAGACCGAGAGCGACTTCTACATCGTCAACCATGATGGCTTTCAGATCATCGCTCCGCATTGTATTGGTATGTTTGACTTGATCATCGTTGACGAAGCGGCGGTGCTGCGTAACCCATCGACCACACGGTTCAAGGTCTTCCGTAAATTTATGGAGCAGAACCCAACGACACGCTTGTGGCTGATGACTGGTACGCCAACACCCAATGCACCAACGGATGCGTGGTCACTAGCCAAACTGGTGAACAGCCCGTACTGCACCAAGACATTCACTGCCTTCCGAGATCAGGTGATGATGAAGGTTGGTCAGTGGAAGTACGTGCCGCGTCCTGATTCGATTGAGACGGTTAAACATATTCTGCAACCTGCGGTTAGGTATACCCGAGAGGAGTGCTTTGATCTGCCGGATACGATTATTCAAACCCGGTCGGTTGAGTTGACTCCGCTACAGAAGAAGCACTATCAGCAGATGCTCAAACATTTCGTAACGGAACTGGCTGCAGAGCGGAAGCAAGGTACGATCACTGCGGTCAATGAAGCCGTTAAGATTCAGAAACTTGTGCAGATATCCTGTGGCGTGGCGTATGACGACAACGGACAAAACCTTGAAATCGACGCAAGCCCTCGTGTAAACTTAGTCAAAGAGTTGATTGAGGAAGCAGGAGAGAAGGTCATTCTGTTTGTGCCACTCACTGGCACACTACATATGTTGAGCCGAGAACTTGAGAAGCATTGGCCGATTGGTGTAGTGAATGGTGAAGTGTCAGCAAGCAAACGGAATCAAATCTTTCACGACTTCCAACATACGAAAGAGCCGCACGTTTTGATTGCACATCCCGGCACGATGGCGCATGGTCTTACTTTGACCAGTGCATCAACCATCATCTGGTACGGGCCGATCAATCAGAACGAGCAGTACGTTCAAGCCAACGGTCGCATTGAGCGTATTGGTAAGCGTCACGTATCAAACGTGATACACATTGAGGCGACCGAGTTAGAGCATAAGATGTACGAACGGTTGAAGAACAAGCAAAAACTACAAGGCTTGCTACTCGACATGATTAAAGAGCAAACAGAGAGGTAACTATGAGTGTGAAAGTAGACGATGTGATCGCTACGTACATGAAGTTACGTGGTCAGAAGGAAGCCATCGAAGCGCAGATGAAAGAGCAGAGTGCTGTTATCAAAGCGAAGATGGAGAAGTTAGAATCTTGGATCAAAGAACAGGCCGACGTTCAAGGCGTCACCAGTTTCAAGACCAAACATGGCACTGCATTTCTTACCACCACGGACTATGCAAACGTGGCTGATTGGGATGCGATGCTTGCTTTCGTTCGTGAGAATGAAGCGTATGACCTGTTCGAAAAACGCGTTAGCAAGACTGCCGTACGTGGATATATCGAACAAACTAAAGCCGTTCCGCCCGGTGTGAACTACGGTACACGACTGGATGTGAACATTCGTAAGCCTACTGCATCAGTGGAGTAATTAAATGTCGAACATTGTTCCTGCAAATATCAAAGTCCCTGCTCACCTTGCTGCGCGGGTCGGCGTCCAATCAGCGCTTGCTCAATCGTTGACGGGCGGTCTGTCATCCGGTGGCGGTGGTGAGTCCTATCCTCGCATCAGCATCAAGGGTGCGCGCTTCCGTATCATCGACGGTGATACCGAGACGGTATTGGATTCCACTACCCTTGACGTTGTTATCGTTGGCGCTAATCCGCGACTGTCCAAGACTTGGTACGCCAAGCAGTGGACTCCTGACTCTGAGCCGAGCGCACCGGAGTGCTTCTCCCTTGACGGCATCGGCCCTGACCCGCAGTCGACCAACCCACAGAATGATCTTTGTGCGTCCTGTCCGCAGAACGCATGGGGTTCCAAGGTGACTCCGCAAGGTCAACAGATCAAAGCCTGTGCTGACCAGAAGCGCCTTGCTGTCGTTGCTGCTGATGATCCGACTGGCCCTGTGTATCTGTTGCAAGTTACACCCGCAGCACTGAAGGGATTGAATCAGTTCCAGAAAGAACTTTCTGTACGTGGCATCCCGCCCGAGATCGTTAAGACCAAGGTATCGTTCGACACCGACGCATCGTTCCCGAAACTCAAGTTCACCTTTGGTGGATTCTTGGATGAGGAAACTCAGGCTGTCGTTGACGAATTGTTCGGAGCCGCAAAGGTCAAGGAGATCACCGGCGAGAACCCCCGTACACCAGTGGCAGTGCCCAAACTCACTGCTCCTGCACCAGTTGCGCCGAAACCCGCTGTCAAGGAAGTAGTCGAGGAGGACGTAGCCCCCGCCCCAGCCCCGGCTGCTGCCCCAAAGCGTGGTTTCGGTGCGCCTAAGTCAGAGGCCAAGCCAAAGGCTGCTGCTCCTAAAGCGGCTCCGGCGACCGCTGCTCCGCAAGCAGTAAAATCTTTAGCGGAGGAGATTGCTGACCTCGTTGGCGAGGTTTCAGATGATTGAATCCCCACCGCTAGACTTTACTAAGGTGGAAACTTTGCGAAGGCACATGCTGTTGACCGTAGGGAATCTTGCTGAGTTGTTCGGCGTTTCCCGTATGACGTACTATGGTTGGATGAAGGGTAAACCCCTACGCAAATCCAACGACGAAACGGTACGGCGTGTGCTGAAGCAACTTCTGGAAGTGATGAAGAACCATCAGTGGCCTATGCCTGAGGTGATTGCATCCGACCAGAAGGTTAGGTTCTCACGCTTACAAGAACTGCTGAACACTTGATTGGTGGCGGGGGGAGCAATCCCCCCGCTATAGCGGGGCGCTATGGACACGTTGAATTTTCTTCAGCGGGTTCTACCATCGGAAGGATTCTTTGTTACGACTGTCATTAACCCTGACGGTAACAAGCAGGGATTCTTTTCGACTGTAGAAGAACTCGCCAAGGCTGTCGTTGGCTTAGACCAACGTGGCAACAACACATATTTCGCCATCTCCTCATACGTGGAGAAGGGTAGCCGCAAGCAAGATAACGTACGAGCCACGAAGGTTCTGACGTTGGACATTGACTGTGGCGAAGGCAAGCCGTTCCCTTCATGGAAGGAGGGACTTAAAGCATTGGGTAAGTTCATTACGGATGTGGGCTTACCCAAACCTATGATCGTGCATTCTGGTAACGGACTGCATGTGTATTGGGTATTGGATCGGGAACTGCCGCCCGACGAATGGAAGCCTCTGGCTGAGGCTCTCAAGGCAGCAACAGGTGCACACAAGTTTGCAGTAGACGCAGGACTCACGGCCAACAGCGCACTGGTCTTGCGTCCCATCGGAACTCACAACCCGAAGAATGGTAAGGAAGTTTCCTTACTTCTTGATGCCGAGCCGACGACCGTGGCTAGGATGCAGACTGCATTGGTGGATCACTTTGTGATCCAGAGACGACACACACCCACCAGTAAGTTGTCACAAGCCTTGGCCGTCGAGAACACTTTGCCCCCTGCTAACGCAGCGGTTGTGGCTGCGAAGTGCCAACAGATCGGTTGGGCGATTAAGAACCAAGGCGATGTGTCCGAGCCCATGTGGTATCTCCTGTTGGGTATAGCGGCATACACCACTGACCCAGAAGCCACGGCTATTGCGTGGAGTGAGAACCATCCTGCGTTCGATCCTGACGCTACGCTCCGCAAGATGGAGCAGTGGAAGCGGGTGACCACCGGCCCGACAACCTGTGCCAAGTTTAGTGCTGACAGACCAGACGGATGCAAAGGCTGCAAGTTCAAGGACAAGATTGGTTCTCCTGCAAGATTGGGTATCCAATACCAAGAGGTCGCAGTAGCACCAGACGCGATAGATCCTGCATCCACAGAGATACCTGTACCTAAACCCTACAAACGTACGGCTGACGGCATCAAGTTGACCATCGACGATACGGATGTGGATGTATGTAAGTTCGACATCTACCCCGTGTCATACGGCAAGGATGAGACTCTTGGCTACGAGACTGTGCGCTACCACTGGAAGCGTCCGCATGTCGGGTGGCAAGAACTTATCATGCGTCAGGCATACCTGACCGAGGGCAGCCGGGAGTTCCCGGTGACAATCGCAGACCAAGGTATAGTCCTCAACGGCAAACACCAGACAGGATATTTTCAGCACATGCTCCGAGCCTACATGGATGAACTACGCCAGCGGCGTACCATGACTAACCTCTACTCCACGATGGGGTGGAAGGAGAACTTCACGCAGTTTGTTATCGGTGACACGATCATTCGCCGTGATCCAGACGGTAGCGTGAAGGAAGACTCAATTACTCTGGCGTCTATCAACAGTAAGTTAGGCCATGATCTGTACGGTACGTCCGGTGATCTGCAGAACTGGATCGACTTCACCAGACTATTAGACAAAGCCCAACTCGACACGCA